TCTCGCTCAGAATATCGAATGATATCCTGAACAAGATTGTTGTAGGTCATTACATATGCTGCCATGATTACCTTGTGTAGTAAGAGTAGTTAGGTCTAAAGAAGATTGGTAGTTCGTCTTCCTCACCGTTCTCAGCGCTTTGTAAGTGTTTCATAGCCTGCGCTTCTAAGTACTGAACTCTGTTCAAATCAATACCTGGCAACTGCAATGCCAACTCATGGCTTAACAACGCTTGTACGGCGCGCAACCAACGGTTAGGAACATAGAGCTCATTGCTGAGGTTACCCACGTCCCAAGGCTGCAACTCTAATACCATCTGCAACATCTGGAAGTCGTTGTTTGGAACTGGCCAGATACGAATCTGTGGCTCAATCTTTTTGTCAAACCAGTACTGCAATGCGCGGTTAGAAGAAAACGATTGCTGAGGTAAAGCAAAGTAATCGTCACGGTTCATAGGAGCCATTGGGATAACTTGCTGTACGTAGTTGAATGTGATTTGACGCAATGAGAATGTAGAAGCAACCGTCTCACGTAATCTGTAGTAGTTGTGATTTACTGTGGTGTTGATTGGGTAGTAGGCCCACTCACCATCAGACAATACCGTTGTAGGGAATGTCTCAATGGTTGACCATGTGATTCCGTCTGTGCTTGATTCTAAAACCAAGTTGTATATTGCAGAACCACCACCCGCAACGTAGGCGTTAAATCCGACGTTGGTAATTGTTTCGCCTGTGCTGTAAGATGCACCAAACCAGTTATTAGAACCAGCTATAGATGTAGCAAAGCCGTCTAGGTTGCCGTCAAACAATGTACTTGCGTTTGCGTTTGCTGCCGGCAAGGCTGCTGTTATCTCCGGTGTGACTTGATACGACCAGTTTGCAATTCTAATACCAATGGTTGTGTCTGGTAGGTCGACTACCTTTTGACCATTGACAATACCAATTAAAATCTCTTTAATCATCCACAAGTTAACGCCCTTGTTTGGCAAGTCTTGTAGGATGTAGTAAAGAGATTGTTTGGCTGCGTCAATGTACTGAGGTGTTTGTTCTTCTGCTGTTTTGCCAGCGGCACGGAACGCGTACTCAATCAATTGAGCAACTTTAATTTTTGTTTGATTTTCTGTATTTGAGTACGCCACGGTTTATCTTCCTCTGCCTGCTGCTTTTTTAGGCACCTTGGTGGGTAGGTTCTTAGATGCTGGACCTGCCTTCATGAACTCCTTGCCAACCTTCTTAGGTATGCCAAGGGTGCTTTTGCCTGCAGTAGCGGCGCCCATGGCACCGCGCTGCGCTTCTGACTTATAAGGCATTATACGCAGCCGCCAACAGCACGACCGATTGCAGTAACGCCTTTTAATATTGCGCGTTCTGCGTCACTAACGTTGCCTTGTCCAGTCATTTCTTGACCAGCAAACTGAGACATTTGGCTTGGTGTTAGTCCTGCCTGTTGTGCATTCTTTGTGCGAGCCATCTTGCGCTGTCTCTCAGATTCTGCCATCTTGCGGTCTAATTCAGACATAGCGCCTTGACCTACAGGAACGGCACCACCCATTTCAAACGCTGGCAATTCACCTTCCATTGGAAATTCGGCTGGAGCCATGCCCATTGATTTAGCAGGAGCTTGTTTTGTCTTTGGTGCAGCCTTCTTTGGTGCTGAGCCTTTTTTCTTGACGCCAGCGATGTCTTTCTTGTCGGCTGCTGTTTTCTTCATGCCAATAACTTCGCCGCCTTTTTTGTACTTACGCACGTTGCCGTCTTCTTTTTTACAACGACCACCGGTCTTTAACTTTAATTCTGTCTTGCCTTCGCCTTTGTGCTTAGCAGACTCGTGCTGACCGACAGCCTTCTTGACAATCGCCTTGTCTTTTTTGATGTCTTTTGCCATCTCTTTTGATTCAGAGTGGTCTTTGCGTGGCTTGTATCCAACTTGACCACCTTCTTTAAAACAGGCAATCTTAGGGTTTTGCTTAAATCCGTCCATGGTATTTCCTCGAGGTAAAATGTTTGAATGGGATTGTGCACATCCCTAATACTACTTATGCACAAAAAAGGGCCATCAGGCCCCATTGATAAACAGTTTGTGCTCCTTATATCGTCGCTTTGTCAAGGACTTAGGATTGTCCCAGTTCAACATTGACTTAGCCGCTAACAAGTAATTGCCATCGTTTAGGTGGCGCATGGTGTGAGAGCGTTCAAAATTATCGTGTCCAATATTGAAGCAGAGGCTCATCAGAGCGTCGAATTGACCTTGGGTAAGGGGCTGGGTTACCCTAGACTTAATAACGCCCTCACAGGGCCTCATATCGTCTCTTAGGAGGCTGTATATCTGTTGGGTTGATAGAGTGGCGTAGTAGAGGTGTGCCTCGTTGCTTTTAATGAGGTGCCCTACGCCAATGGTCATGTTGCCGTACCCGTCGTCGTAAGCCTGGTTCCTGACACCCTCAAAGCGCTTAATGAGCTCGATAGTGGATGTTTGAATACCCACCTCTGGCTCTTTTAAAGGCTTCGGATAATCTTGTAAGGCTATGATTAGTATGGCAAAAATGTATACTGCCCAAAATGTTAGTCTTGATTTCATACTACTACTAATGCATACTTTAAGACTCAAACATCTCTTTTTCATGGGTTCTTCTTATGACTAACCCCTTCAAAACCTTTCCACCGGCCTTGGTCCATACCAAAAACTGTTCTGCAGCTCCCTCGTAGTCGCCTCTGTTGAGCTTCATTCTGAGTGTTGAGTTCTGTAAGTTACCCAATCCCACGTTGAATGAGAACGACACCAGAGCGTCAAACTGCCCCTGTGTTAGTTTGACCTTGATGAGTCGCAAGACGCCTTGTTCAAACCTGTTAAGGTCCTTGCGCAGTATCTCGTCAATCTCATCAGCACTTAGAACCCTATCCCAACCCGCAGGGATAGGCAATTTCTTTCTATCAGCCAGTGGAACTCTAGCATGAGTGGGGTCAATAACGTGGCCCACGCCAACCGTCCAAAGTATGGCTGGGCACTGGTACGGTTTGTTTTTAACCCCTTCATCTAGCTTTATCTGCTGAATGCACTTCTGACTTACTTTCACTTTTTCTTGTCCCAGTTACGTGAACCGAACCAGAAGCCAATGATACCGCCAAGCATAGCCATCTCGTCTGATGAGAAAATCATCTCACCAATCAATTCCAAATCATTGACGCTTCCAATTAGTCCTGGAATCTTAAATATGTTCCATGCCAGCCACAAGTTAATCGCAATCAACTCAGCCACGAACAAGTAGGTCACTGTAGGACGAACGGTGCCAACGTAGTTGACCACCCAAGTTGATGCTCTTTCCATGACCTTTTTGTCGTGGTCCAAGGCAGCGTTCTGCATCTGAGCGGCTGTCTGCATCTCTACCTGGTCTGTGCGAATCTCTTCAACCTTCTGTTGAGCAATGAAGCCACGCTCCATCATCTGTAGCTCACGCTCAGTCTGCATCTGTGCCAACTTAAGCTCGTGCGCCTTGTCAGACTTGTCTTGGAAGAAGCCCAGTACGTTTGGTAGGCCAGAGATTAATAGTCCGCCCAGTGTTGAAATAAGTGATAACATTTAGTTTCCTAGTCTATTAGTTGTTGCTCTCTTGATAGCGTTCAGTTGAGCGTTCATGGAGTCGTTGACCGACTTCAGCTCTACTTCCTGCGCGCGAGCCAAGGAACGTACCTCTTTCTGGGTACTATCTGCTACTGTTTTCGCCTCCCTGGCATTGAGGAGTGCATCAGATGCACGTTCCTGCAATTTGATAATCGTCTCTTGTTGAGCCGCTACTTTTTCTTCTAGTATCTCAATCTTACGAATAGCCTTAGACGCAGAAGTGGCTGTGTCGTCGTAGCTCTCGTACATGGACTTGACCTCGTTGTACTTTGTGATTGCGTTGTAGCCAAACAATCCAATCGCTGGTACTACTGTAATCAATATACCAACCAGCATGGTGTTCTGTTTAGCCCAATCTAGCAGACCGTTGACCTTGTCGGTTGCGGCTTCTAGCTTTTTAATGTCACTCATTGTTCAATCTCCACGGAGTTTTCTTTTAATCTATTAACGTCTTGTACGATGGTCGGCATGCCTGTTTGTATTAGTTCCAAACCGAGCGCCTGGTATCTGATGATGTCTTCCGGCAGGTTCAATCCAAACGATGTCGTTGGGAAGACGTTGTACTGCGTGATGCTGTTTGTCTCTATGATGTTCATGGCCGATAGCAACTGCACACGCGCCACAATCTGCTGCGTCCTAGTGGCTGTTCCTGTCGCGCTTGTCTTTGCACTCGACTGGGCAGGTGTCGACGTGGCAGAGCTTGCTGGTGCTGGGGCATCTGAACCACCCGAGCTCGTTGGGTCTGGTGTCGTTGGAGCCGACACAGTAGCAGCTGCCGTCTGAGGAGCCGCAGGTGAAGACACCACACTTGTCGGGTTCAGTGGGCTGATGGGGCTCACAGGACTCATCACATTCGTGGGGTTTGACAAACTTTTGACGCAGGTGTTTGATGTTGTTGTCCACGCACCAGACCATGTAGGAGAGCCATAAGGGTCTGGGCACGTTGATGTTTGCGACTGTGTTATGGACCCTGTGTAGCCAGTCTGGCAACTTAGAGTCTGTGTTTGTGTGCTTGTCTGACATGTAGGTGGATTCCTTACACATGTGTTGCTGATAGTTGTCCAGTACCCCGGGACTCCAGCTGTTATGGTTCTTACTTGCGTTATCTCGCCGCTGTGATTAGGCGGACAGCTTAAGACCTGCGTCTCGGATATTATAATTGGCTGGCACGTGTCTAAAAAAAGCTGCCACGGGAGCACCGTTACTTGACCGTCTGAGCAGGTTTTTGTCTCTTGCTTTGACCTCTTTGAGCCGCTGTAGTTTGGCTGACAGCTTTCGTCTCTTTCAACAAACGTCGAGGTGCAAGTGACGGGCGCTGGGGTTGCGCTTGGGCAACTTGACGATATGCCAGGATAGTACTGGCACGCAAGGGCTTGGCACTGAGCAAGGGTTGTGCTTCCTGTGACAAAGAGAGAGCCGTAGACTGGCGCACCGTTAGACCACGAAGCTGCGTAACAAGCCGCTTGGACCTTACTTGCCCCCAGCAGAAGCAGAAGATAAAGGAGGTACTTTGCCATAGAGCTTCTCAAATTTCTTTGGGTGAGACTTAATCCACTGGTCACGCGCCGCATCACCAACCAAGCCGTCAATTGGGCAAGGGCTGCCAGACATCATCATCGCGTCCCAGACGCGGTCGTCCGCGCACAGCACACCCACAGCGGCCACCTTGAGCTGCATGTCAGAGAGCGTTTTGGCTAGCTTGATGCGCTCACAGTTGCCGTCTGTGTAGACCGTGCCACCGGATACACCAATCGCCACGGTAGACACCGCAGCGGATAGGGGTATGCCGCACACGTCTTGTGAGAATGCGCTCATGGACGGAGCGATTGCGGTTGTGACCGGCTGCCCTCTGTAGTTCATCGTCATGGTAGAGTCTTGCGCCATGGCGGATGCACAAAGACCTCCAAGTAGGAGGCCTGTTAGGAAGTAGGTGAGTAGTCTCACATCTTCACCACGATTGCTAACAGACTTGCAATAATAAAGGCGGCCGACCCCATTAGAATCTGCTCTAGTCTTTTCAAGCGAGCGTTGATTGATTCGTATCTAAATGCACAGACTTCTTCGTGTGTGCTTAGTCTTGCTTCGGTTTCGTTAATCGTCGCCATTATTTAGCCTCTAGTGCTTCTAAGCGAGTTGTTAGGTCTGTGATGATGGCTTGTTGTTCTTGGATAGCCGCAGTCAGTGTAGCTACTAAAAAGCTGGTGTCAATACATTGATAAACGGGTTTGCCTTCTTCGTCTACAGCATCTTTTTCGCCAACTACAGCGTCAGGGCAAACTTCAGCTAATTCATGAGCAATAAAACCTTGTGACTCAATACCTGTTTCTTTCCAAGTATAAGAGCATGGTTTTAATTGACCGACGACTGCTAAAGCTCCTGTCATTGGTGCAATGTTTTCTTTTAGACGGTAGTCGGATGAAGTTCCATAAACAACGTTTGAGCCGTTCCAAGTTATGTTTCCACGAGTATCACCGCCAGACCCTGAAGAAAATCTAACAAAAGTTACAGAGCCATTTGCAGAACAACTTATAAATGTTGCCGGAAGTGATGTGCTACTTGTAGTAAAAGCTGCAGCAACATTAGACCCACCATTAACACCAAACTTTTCAGTTCCTACAACTGGATAGCTTGTTGCGTTAATAAATACATCGCCAGAGCTATTTATTCTCATGCGTTCTATATCATTTGTTCCAAAGCGTAAAGCATGATTACTGGTTGAATAGACATATGGGCCACCATTACCATTGTTTAAACCAATATTAAATACTTGTGAAGAACCGCCAGTAATGTTAAATACATTGGCGGCTGATGAGGCTGTATTGAGTTGAAGTAATGTAGAAGGACTACTTGTACCAATACCCACATTCCCACTAGCATCCGTATTGATTGCGCCGTCTACTAGGGTTGAGTTTACTTTCGTTAATGCCATATATTATTCTCCTGAGTCGGCAGGTTGCGGGGTGTTGCCCTCGTCAAGCCATTTTAAATAAGCCTGGTAATCGGTGTTATCGGGGTCGAATGGGATGTTTGCACCATCAGCAATACGAACCACATACTTAGAAGGCACCCCCATAAAATCAAGTTGAAGTTGATACATGATTAAAGCTCCGAACTAAAAGATTGAACAAGCGTTGCTGCACTATTGGAGGCTACGCCGGAAAGTTGTTGAGTGGCAGACAACCTGTTTAACTCACCACCTATATAAGACACACCGCCTGAAACAGATATTTGTGTTCTCGTTGGGTCTGAACGCATTTCGACTGGGTGATAAAAGAAAGCCATCGCAACGTTCGACGCATTACCCCAACTACTTTGTACTTGAATTCTATAAAAATAGCGTTGACACAAACTCAATTCAGTACCAATTAAACGATTTTCGAATGGCGAGGCTGCTGTGCCTTCTTCGAGCTGCACGCCTGTGATTTGATATGTTGCACCTGTTGTTGAGTTTAGCTTTGTTGTGCCTGTAACACCTAAAGCATTTCCTGCCTGCCATGCCCCAGTTGCTGAAAGTGAAAGACTTGGTCCAACGCCCAATTCCCAAAAAACTCCCACACCTACTCCATTACCTACTCCAAATTGAGCTGTTCCACCATTTGTTGGTCCAGGTATGCTAATAGAAACGTATTGCCAAGTGTTGGCTGCGGCAACTGTGAACGTTGCTGGATAACTAAATCCCGCATCTCCTGAGCGAAGCACTACTCCAAAAGTTCCAGTGATAGAAACTTTTACCCAAAACGATAAAGTTGCAGGTTGTGCACCAGCTGCCCCCCACCCAAGGTCTGCGAGATTAAAACCTTCAATAAATTGCTGAATGTTAGAATACATTGCACTGCTTGGCGTTTCCGCTGTTCCAGCTGTGTATCTAATACTGTTAATAAAACCAGCAGGTGCGTCTGTTACTCTTTGCGCCGTAGCTGTGTTGTTATACCCATTTGCCCTATTAATATAAAATCTATCAACAGGATAAGCCTCACCAGATGTAGGAACTGTAACACTAGCACCGTTATTTCTCTGGTCAATAGTCATCGCCCCGTTGATGATACGGTTGCGCATGGTTTGGTTGTTTGAACCCGACTGGGCGATATTTACGGCATTAGTCATTTAGTTGCTCCTCAGTTGGGCGAGGTAATGTTGGGTGGTTCCA